TTATTTTAATGAGATGTTTTCTGCAATTTTTATTATTTCTCTTTTATCTACATTCCCTGAAACCTGACATTTAACTCCATTTTGATGCCATATCATATAAGTGATTTCATCCGCCTGCCATATATATGCTTGCGATCCTTTAAAATCAATTTCTTCAATAACTGCATCTTCCGTATCCAAATATGATCTACTTTCTCCATATGATAACAATATAGTTATCCTTTGTTCATTTGAATTTGAGTAGTTATATACTAACATCTTTTTACCAATGTTCGTTTCTTCCAGTAAAAATCCCTCTGGGATGTAATTAACTTGTATTGATGTCAGTTCAACCGGTTTATTATCTGTATCCTCATATTCAGAAATGAATATGGTAAATTGGGGGAAAGTTTCAATAATCCAATCAACCACTTTTTCTCTGATTTCTGCATTAACTGCCAGCACTGTAGAGAAACTTAATCCACAGATCAGAATTAAAATTGCTACACGTTTTGCAATCACTAAGTACAATTTATTACTATTGCTACTTACTTTGATTTCCTTAAGTTTTTTCCTGAACTTCTTTGAATAGTTGGGCTTATAATTTATCTCAATAGAATCAAAGTCCCTTATTTCTTCTTCAAGGGCTATTCGACTTGCTTTTTTCATTGATAAATCGTCAATCCATGAATCAGTTAATCCCAAAGCAATAGATAGTAATTTTTGTGCGTACCTTGCTTTGCCTATAGCACTTTCTATACCTAGCATCTTCTCTGTCACTGAAGGTGTGTTCTCAAAACAGTACCTTGAATAGAGAATATTTCTGTACTCATATGGCAATGCAGATATTCTTTCAGCAAGTTCATTAACCAGTTCATCGGATAATGACTGATACTTGAGACTATCTAAATCTATTGTTAAAAGATTTTGTATTTCTTCTTTGAAGGATCTCTCAAATAAATCTTTTATCCTTTTCTTATGATTCTGAAGCATTCAAATCACCTTCTTTGCAATATTGCTGCAACTTCTTAAGAATTCGCTGACTTCTCTTCTTGGCTGCTTCTTCGGTAACCCCTAAGAGTTTTGATATGTCTTTAAATTTCATTTCATTGACAAATCTTAAATGGACAAAGTATTTTTCATCTTCAGAAAGCCTATTTATGCAGGATATTAAAATCTCCTTATTTAATGTCTCAATAAGTTCTTGTTCAATAATGCTTTCCTTATTATCCCGATAAAAGCAGTCAAAGTCTTCTACTTGAAGTAGGCTCTTTCGTTTTCTAATTATATTCATGCTTTCATTCTTCAATATTACAACGCAATAAGGTTCTACTTGGGGACATGGTAATGATGAAATTTTTTCCACATTATGAATTATCTTTAAAAATGTTTGTGCTACAGCTTCTTCTGCATCAAACTTATTCATTAATATCTTGAAGGATATGTTATACATTTTTGTGTTCATCTTTGAAAAAAGCTCATTAACAAAATCTATTTGGTCATCCGACATTAATCCAATTATTAAGAATAACATACCTTCACCTCCATAAGTTGATTGTTCAATCAACTTTTCAACAAAATAAAAACCTCGAATATGCACTCGAGGCTGTTAGTCATTTGCATATTATCCTATTTAAAATTATAAGATATTTCCAAATATTTATCAATGTAAACCCAGGTTAACTTAAAAAAGCCGACTCAGATCATTGATCCAAGTCAGCCTGCTAATCCCTTATTATTCCCCATTACACTCCATCTCCGTTCCGTCCATAAAGCGAATGATGATTCTTCCTGTTTCATAGACTTTGATGTGATCCAAGGTTCTTAAGATGAAGTCCGTATCGATTTCTTTGATGTGTTTTGCATCTTCTGTCATATCTGCAAACTGGACCGCTCTGTACTGCTCCAGCGGGTTTCCAAACTCTGCGGTGGTTTCCCATTTCTTTTTCAATTCTTCTCTGTTATCAAGGAGTGCATTCCATGAAAGAATAAAGGCATCAATCAAAATGGCTTCATCAATGTGCCTGTTGGTGCAGCCCTGTACCCCTTTGACCTTATACCTTTCCTGGCATTGCCAGACCTTTCTGTATTGGTTCTTTGACTTCCAGCCTTTCCTCGTGAAAGCCTGATTGCAAGTGCCGCAGACTACCTTTCCTGCAAATGGGTTTGTTTCTGGCCTGTGTGAATAAGAGTTGGTTCCATGTTCTTCGATGTAGCTACTTCTTCTATCGTATTCCAGCTGGACCGCTTCCCAAATCAATGGATCAATAATGGCTTCATGATTTTCTTCGATGTGGTACTGTTGGATATGACCATCATTCTTTGCTCTCTTTTTCGTAAGAAAATCAACGGTATAGCTCTTTTGCAGTATGGCATCTCCCTTGTACTTTTCATTCTGCAGCATACTTTGAATCGTTGTTGCTTGCCATTTGGCCTTGCCATTCCAGTTCTTCACTTCTTCCCTTTCAAGTATTCGCTTGATGTGGTCTACAGTCTTGCCTGAAAGGTATTCATCGTAAATTCTCTCTACAATTTTGGCTTGTTCTCGATTGATGACCAGTTTGCCATTCTCGTCCGTATCATAGCCCAGGAAGCGTTTTGTGCTCATCTTGAACTGTCCGTTCTCAAAGCGTCTTCTAATACCCCAGGTGGAGTTCTCACTGATGGACCTGCTTTCATCTTGGGCAAGGGATGAGAGGATGGTGAGAAGGACCTCCCCTTTGGCATCGAGTGTGTTTATTGCCTCCTTCTCGAATATGACCCCCACACCTAGCTCTTTTAGCTCTCTAACAAAATTTAAGCAGTCCAGTGTGTTCCTTGCAAAGCGGCTGATGGATTTGGTAATGATCATGTCGATCTTTCCGTCTCTGCAGTCCTTTATCATCCGATTGAAGTTCTCACGCTTCTTTGTATTGGTGGCTGAAATACCCTCATCGGCATAAATACCAGCCATCGTATAAAGTGGGCTGTTATTGATGAATTCCGTGTAATATCTTACCTGATTCTCATAGCTTAATAGCTGTTCTTCGTTGTCTGTTGACACGCGGCAATACGCTGCCATTCTTTGTAGTTGGGGTATCTGGTTCGTTTCTGATTCCCCTGTCATATTCTGCCTTGCTGGTATAACTGTAATGCTTCTCGCCATCGATCATAACCTCCTCTATCACTGTTTGCTCTGTAATGTTTTTCTTTGATGCGATTTCATCAGCTATTTTTATCCCTTTGCAGGTGGATTTTCCTTTAGTAATGTAGGTGGAGCACCACCACTCAATGCGCTTGTTGTAGACCTGCTTTCGTCTTAGGGTCTTTCCGCAATGTGGGCAAATAAGCATCCCCGACAAGGGGTATCTGTTCTTGTACTTCTCTACCCCACCTGTTCCTATTTTTCTTTTTCTCTTTCGCCTTTCCATAAGTTCCTGAACCTTCTCCCAATCCTCAATACTTACAATGGCTGGGTGGTTTTCTTCAATATAGTAGGCTTGAACCTCACCGTTGTTCCTGACGGTTCTTCCTCTCATGTTTTCTGGGGTGTAGTACTTCTGAAGAAGGCAATCACCCTTGTACTTCTCATTCTTTAGCATCCCTCTTATTGTGGTATCCTGCCACTTCTTTCCGGTTATCGACTGGATCCCTTCCTCATTTAGCTTTGCAGCTATTTTGAATGACCCGATTCCCTGAAGGTACATGTCAAAAATTCTCTGTACGATTTTTGCTTCCTCGGGGTTGATAATCAGCTCACCATACTCGTTTTTGTCATAGCCCATGAAGCGCTTGGTGTTGACCATGATCTCGCCCCGTTCAAATTTCTTCTTCATTGTCCACTTGTTGTTTTCACTCATACTTCTAGACTCTTCCTGGGCAAAAGAAGCGAGGACAGTAAGCATCATCTCACCGTCCCCTGATAAAGTATTGATATTTTGTTCTTCAAAAAAAATACCGACACCCAGTTCCTTAAGTTCTCTTGCAACTTTTAGAACGGTGACGGTGTTTCGTGCAAATCTTGAAACCGACTTTGTAATGATGAGATCAATCTCCCCTGCTCTAGCTTTCTCAATCATAGACTTAAATGCTGGTCTATTCTCTGAATAACCGGAGATGCCTTGATCAGCATAAATCCCTACGTATTCATAGGCAGGATTTGATGTAATGATACGCTCATAGGTAGATGTTTGATTTTCTAAAGAATCTTCCTGCTTCAAGCTATCTGTTGAAACACGAGCATATGCACATACTTTTAATTTCTTCTCTTTTACCGCAATCGGTTTGATCACCCTAACTCGCATGCTGCGTCCTCCTTTCTATTTGGGGTAGTCTATATATCACTCTAAAGTCCCTATAAGTCAAGCATTACAAGGGTTTCCACCCCATTTATAATCAGTCTTAGCAAACAGCCAACGGGCAAAAATAAAGGCCAACCAAACATGAATAATGCTTGATTAGCCCTATTGTTATTCGTACTTCACATAGCACTTGAAGCCGGCTTTCGTCAGTTCTTTCATAAGATTCTCGGCATTCTCTCGATTGCTGAAAGCCCCAACCTGTACTCTGTAGTATTTCTTAGGTTGAGTGTCTTCCTCAATGTCATCCCTTATACGATCCACAAGAACCAACTCATCCTCATTTACCCATGTCATAATACCGGCTGATTCCTGCTTAGTTTTCTTATCCACCCGCTTACCAAGAAGTACACATACCTTTCCAGCATGAAGCACTGGCTTATTATTAAAATCTGTTTGTGTTACCTTATGGTGTAGTTCTTTGACCCATCCTGGAATTGTAGGTCCACCTGGATAATACTTAGAAGCAGATGATTTAATTGCAACCACATCTCCTACCTGAAAGCTTTGAATCTTCTCATCTGTTGTTGCAAGGACCTGCTTTACCGCTGCCCTAAAGGTATCCATATTTTCTCCATGCTTTGGAAACCAGTGACCCACATCAGAATGCTTTGATGCGATTCCCTTCTTATTCCCTTCTGCATGGCTGATGATGTCTTTTTCACTCAGGCCGTACTCTCTGCAGAGGGATACACAAAGGTTCACTGCATTTTGCCAGGCTTTTCTAAAGTAGGCTTCATGCTTTTTCACATCATAGCCCACCATATTAGAACCACCAGAATAAGAAAACCCACCCGGTTCACAGATCTCAAAACCGATGTGAGTATTGTTTGCATCTCCTCCGGCATGCCAACCTCTATGATTCCAAGGTAGATACCGCCAGATCTCCTTATCATCCAGGAAGGCATGAACACAGACCTGCCGGTTGATTTCACCAGCCTTGTAGGATTTGTTCCATCTGCTGAACCAATCAGCAGCCATCACACCAGGTGTAGCAGTGGAATGAACCATGATGCCTTTGGGCGTAATCTTTCTTCCGGCTGTATAGCAATCATTTCTGGTCATATACTTTGTCTTTAAATTACTTAGTGCCATCCTTATCCCCTCCGTCTTTTAACTGCTCCAAAATGTCTCTTAGCTTCTCTGGAATTGGCAGCCCAAGTCTTGTTGAATTTTCAATGATGCTGATTCCTTCGTTGGATAGATAAAAGAAAATCACTGCGGTTCTAATGGCACTGCCATCTCCGATAATGTTCTGATCAATGATATGGGCCACCCCTACCAGAGAAAAAATCACCACTTTCTTAAAAATGCCCCGAGCACCTACATCGCTGGATAGGTGTTTTTCCAAGATGGCACACATAACTCCCAGCAGATAGTCAATGACCACAAAGGCAATCAGGGCATATAAAAATCCATCGTATCCTCCAAGAAACCAACCAAGCCAACCACCAATGGCTGCAAAAGCCATCTGAAGAAAGGTCCAAATATCTCTCATGTTCTTCTCCTCGCTTTCATAAAAGTTTGTATATAAAAAGACGCCCATTTAAGAGCGTCCTAATCATTATCCTTAATCGTTTTGTTTAATACGGAGCGTAATATACATAGCCGCTTGCTTTGGCATAGAACCCATCACCAGGAATATAGATAGCACCATCAAAAGTGTCATACTGGCTTGTGGTGAATCCCGGCTGATGAACACATTCCCAAGTAAGACCATCAGCTGATACACAAAGGCTACTTTCTTTTAAGAGCGCAAACTTACCCCAGTCGGGCATCCAAATGATATTCTATGGCGATCCACGTCACTGGTTCTCGAGACATGGTAAAGGTATGGATACTTTCAGGGCTGATGTAAAAAGGCTACTGACACCCCCTTCTCCTTCCACTACCCCGCCTCAGAAGCTTTACAGGGTCCAGGTCGGGGCTTACAGCGTTAAGTCCAATGCTGATGCTATGCTGGCCAAAGTTAAAGCTGCAGGCTTTACAGATGCCTTTATCAAAACTGAATAATTAACTCTTTGCCGCTGGGTGCTTTTCTTGCACTTGGCGGCATTTTTTTATTTTTCAGTACTCAATATGCCCTCTTCTGTCCTGTGAATGGTGAGAGGGATTTCTACCCTCCGATTGGAGGATTAATAATGACTGGAGAACAAAAAAATCAAATAGCTGACCTTAGGGCTAAAGGGTTCGGGTATGCAACAATCGCTCAAGCCCTAGGTCTTTCAAAAAGTACTGTTACTTCCCACTGCCAAAGAAATAAGCTAGGAGGGATCAAGGCCAATCACTCAACTACAGTTACTCCCGATAAGGAATACTGTAAACACTGCGGTAAGGAGCTTATACAGATCTCAGGAAAAAAGAAATTGAAATTCTGTAACCAACAGTGTCGTATTACATGGTGGAACTCGAATCAGGACAAGGTCAATAAGAAAGCCATCTACTCCTTCACCTGTGCTTTTTGCGGCAGCTCGTTTACATCTTATGGCAACTCAAAGAGAAAATATTGTTCTCATGAATGCTATATAAACGACCGCTTCAAAGGCGGTGATGTACTATGACAGACGATCAATTCAGAGCTGAAAAGCAATACCAATCAAGTCTTTCTATTGCAAAATCCATGCTTGAAAAAAGCATAATTACCCCGGAGGAATTCGCCTTAATCGATGAGTATCTTCTTGAAAAATACAAGCCATTACTAGGTACACTATTCTCTCACATTAACTTGACTTCATAGCCTTTTAGAGTGATGTATAGTGTTGAAAGGAGTGAGTTTATGCGGAAAATTAATAAGATCGAACCTTCCGCTCCGGTAATGCCTACAAGAAAAAAGGTTGCTGCTTATGCGAGAGTTTCCGAAGAAAAAGGCAGAACGTTACACTCTCTTTCAGCGCAAGTCAGCTTTTATAGCAAATACATCCAGACTCATCGTGAATGGGAATATGCAGGTGTATATGCAGACGAAGGGATTTCAGGTACGACTGAGAACCGGGATGAGTTCAAGCGACTGCTGGAAGATTGTGATGCAGGCAAGATCGATATTGTACTAACCAAGTCCATATCGCGATTTGCTAGAAATACCGTAGACCTACTGGAAACAGTTCGTCACCTTCGGGATATCGGAGTTGAGGTAAGGTTCGAGAAAGAAAATATCAATTCAATGAGTGGCGACGGTGAGCTGATGCTCTCCATCCTTGCTTCCTTTGCCCAGGAAGAAAGCCGCTCGACAAGTGAAAATGTAAAATGGGCCATTCGAAGGAATTTCCAGAAAGGAAAGCCTAATTCATTTAGTATTTATGGCTATCGCTGGAATGGAGAGCAGTTTGTTGTTGAGCCAGAAGAAGCCAAGATTGTAAAACTGATTTATGACAACTTCCTCAAAGGAATGTCCGCCGAGCAAACTGAAGTTCAGCTTGAAGAAATGGGCGTCAAATCCTACACCGGCGGACATTTCTCAAACACATCAATTCGGGCGATCCTTAAGAATGAAAAGTACACGGGTAATATGCTTTTACAAAAGGTTTTCATCGAGGACCATATCACCCACAAATCAAAGCCCAACAACGGTGAACTCCCCCAGTACTGGGTAGAGGATTCTCATGAAGCCATAATTGACTTAGAGACTTTTGAAAAGGTGCAGGCTGAAATCGCAAGGCGAAGAGAGTTAGGTGTTTTCGCAAATCCATCAATCAACACCACCTGCTTTACAAGCAAGATAAAATGCGGAAACTGTGGTGTCAGCTACAGGCGCAGCGGTAAAAGGCAAAGCAAGCATTCGAGTGATGTTTATTACATTTGGACTTGCCAAACCAAAGACCGAAAAGGTATATCGGAATGCAGCGCCAAAAACATCCCAGAGAAGATACTCCAAGGTGTCTGCGCCCAGGTGCTCGACTTGGAAGAATTTGATGAGGATGTGTTCCTGGATCAAGTTGAGAAAATCGTAGTAAAAGGAACAGATAAACTCCTCTTTCATTTACATGACGGTAGCGTTATTCCTCAAAATTGGAAATCCACGGCCAGGAAGGATTGGTGGACACCTGAAGCTCGCGCTGCAAAGTCAGCCCACAGTAAAAAGAATCCAAGAAGCTCTGGAAAAATCACTTGCTTCACAGGAAAAATAAACTGCAGTAAGTGCGGTCAAAACCTACGCAGAAATACCAGCATCCGCGTAAGTGGAGAGAAAGCTCACCACTGGCGCTGTCCGCCTCACAATGATTGTGGCCACAGCGGCTTAGAAGAGAACCTTTTAAAATCTATATCTAGTGATGTTCTTTCCATTGATAAATTTGATGAAAATATCTTCAAAGAAAAGATTGATCACATCACGGTGGTTTCCAATGAGGAACTTCTCTATCAACTGAAGGACGGCAGTAAGATCACAAAGCAATGGCAATTCAAACGCAGACAGCCAGCCTGGTCAGAGGAACGAAAGAAACGCCAAGGCGAGAAATTGAGAGAGGCATGGAGGAAAAAACATGAGCAAACCAAAGACAACTAAAAACGTTAAGACCATACCTGCTACTCTCAGGCAGTTTTCTGCCACACCAATTAATGAGCAAAGAAAACGCCGCACAGCTGGTTACGCTCGCGTATCCACAGACAGCGAAGAACAGTTCACAAGCTATGAGGCGCAGGTTGATTATTACACCAATTTTATTAAGAGTCGAGACGATTGGGAATTCGTGAAGGTTTATACTGACGAAGGGATATCCGGTACCAACACCAAAAAGCGTGAAGGCTTCAAGCGCATGATCCAGGATGCTTTAAGCGGCAAGATTGATCTTATCGTTACCAAATCAGTCAGCCGATTTGCAAGAAACACTGTGGACAGCCTCACCACCGTTCGTCAACTCAAAGAGAAAGGAATCGAGATCTATTTTGAGAAAGAAAATATCTGGACCCTGGATTCTAAAGGAGAACTTCTAATCACTATCATGTCATCCCTTGCCCAGGAAGAGAGCCGGAGCATTTCAGAGAACGTCACATGGGGACAACGCAAGAGATTTGCAGACGGGAAGGTTACGGTTCCCTTCGGACACTTCCTCGGTTACGATCGAGGTGAAGATGGCAACCTTGTCTTGAACCCCAATGAAGCGGTTATAATCCAGAGGATCTTCAGCATGTTCCTGCAAGGCATGACGCCTTACGGTATTGCCAAGCAGCTTACAGCAGACGGCATTTTATCACCCGGGAAGAAAGATAAATGGAACGCAGGCACCATCAAGCGCATCCTCACAAATGAAAAATACAAAGGTGATGCTCTCTTACAGAAAAGTTACACGGTAGATTTTCTTACAAAAAAGAAGAAAGCCAATGAGGGAGAAATTCCTCAATACTATGTTGAAAATAACCATGAAGCGATTATTGAGCCAGCGGTCTTCGACCTGGTCCAGAATGAGTTAGAAAAGAGAAACCCTGCAGACAATCGTCACAGCGGTGTTCATACATTCTCTGGTAAGATAAAATGCGGCTCATGTGGAAGCTGCTACGGTTCAAAGGTGTGGCATTCAAACAGCAAATACCGACGTACAGTCTGGCAATGCAACCACAAGTTCAACGGACAGCAAAAATGCTCTACTCCCCACCTCGATGAAGATACTATAAAAGAATTCTTCGTGAAAGCTGCTAATAAGCTCCTGGAAGACAAGGATGAAATCATAGCAAACTTTGAATCCATGAAGGATGTTCTTTACGACACCGGCCCCTTCGAAACCAAACAGGCCGAGCTTCAGAATGAAATGGAGATTGTCACTGAGCTGATGCAGCAATGCATAAATGAAAATGCTAATGTTGCATTAGATCAAGGAGAGTACCAACGAAGATACGATGGCTTGGCACAGAGGTTTGACACTACCAAAGAAGATTTAGAAAAAGTATCCGAGCAGATTAAGGAAAAAGTGACCAGACGCCAAACAATGGCTGCTTTCCTCGACGAACTTAAGAAGCAAGATGAGCTGCTCACAGACTTTGATCCACTCCTCTGGCACAGTATGATTGAGCACGTGACAGTCAATAGCTCCGACGATATGAATTTTGTATTCAAGGACGGGACAGAAATAAATATCTAGCACTTTACAGCGAAACAGCCCGCACTATGGCGAGCTGTTTTTGTTCTATTAAGGTTCCGCATTTCGTTCTAAAACAAATCAGGTCTTCTTTGTGAAAAGTAGTAAGGATGACTTTCAATAAAATCTAATGCCTTGGAATCACTTAATACTTCGGGCGTTCTATCTTCCCATCTCTCATTTTCCTTTCCATTAAAGGATTTTCCGGTTGTAACCTTTGTAACCTCAATACTTCCTCCAGAGACACTCATTTCCAATTGATGACTATTTTTCCCATAGCCTTTATATGGCTCATATGAATGACTAATACCGTCAAATTCTCCTGCTCTAAGTGCATTTAAAACTTCCTCTCTTTTCATTTGGCCATCCTTTCTGCCCGTTTTACGGCAATTCACTGTATGCTTATCCTTAACAATTTAAGCTGCTGTTTTTGTATACGGATTTATCCAGGTTTGATGTTCGTCTAAACAGTACCCTAAAGTTCTTGCTATTTCTTTATTACTTGCTGAGGGGTTCCAACCTTCAGGGAGATTTCGAATATGGCCCCTGACATTGATTTCTACAATTGGAACATTACTTGGAATGCTTGTAGGAGTTACTTCTGATATTATTGGAGCAACACTATTTCTAGTTTCTAAGCTATTGACCAGAACACCTTCATTGTTCATTGATTTGAAAGCTGCTTTTATAGTGGCCTTATTTTTTACGACAAGCACAACCGCCACCACTGAAAGTATAGCCACTGCTCCAATTGCTATTTCCTTCTTATGTTCTTTAGCTTTTTCAATAAAGCTTTTCTTTTTATTCTCATTTATCTTTCCGTCAATAGTATGGTTTGCTCTTGATTGAATATCCATATCTGCACCTCCACGATTTTCTACTGGTCCTTCTATAACTAAATATTATCATCCCACTTTATGTTGCACAAGACTTATAAATGACATAATATATATACTAAAGGAGGCGATTTATCCCGTGGACGACTTAATGAGAAAAAAAGCGCAATACTGGAATGAAAGATTGAAAAAGTGCATGGATGAAGGAAAGTATACTCAATCCTCACTAGCAGAAGCATTAAATGCTAAATACGGAACTAGATATGGACAAAAGGCTGTTAGCGGTTGGTTGAATATTGGAACTATCCATAAAAATGGAGAAGTTAGCTTTCCTAAGTTTGACACCTTAGTTCTTATTGCTGATTTCTTTAATGTAGATATTGGATACCTAACTGGTGAAACTGATGAAAATTCATTTTCGTTAGAGAAAGCATGTAATTACACTGGCCTAAGTGGTGATGCTTTGAAAGCCATTATGGAAATTACACATCCTGAAAATGATAGCAGCTACATGTGGGAAGATAATAGAAAGTCATTAAACACATTTCTTACCGCTGAGGGGTTCTCCAATTTTTTTAATAGCCTTCATGATCTTTATCTTACATCAATTATGCCGAAACGAGAGAATCGATTATTTGAAGACATGGATAGCGCAATTGATTACATGCGTGATTTGGAGTATCGAGGTAAAATTGAACGGTATGAATTAAACGAAGCTCTGGTAATGCTGATAAATGAAATATTCCCTAACCCACCTCAAGCAGACCTTATGATAAAAGAATGAATGCAATAAAATGTTATACGGCCTCACCAAAACCTAATCTGGTGAGACCTTCCTACTAATCTAAATCACATTCAATTACACCTGATAATTCTCCGCTGGAATGCTGCGATTTTACAGAGTAAGTGAGGCTTATTTTATTGGTCTTTGCTTTTACCAATAGTGATGGGCCTAACCATTTTTTCTCCTTGGGTCTTAAATCATCAATATCAAATTCAACTTCATTTCTACTGCTATTTATAGGTGATACAATGAATTTTTGAATTTCTCTCTCGTAGTCTTCACCATCATAATTTAATGATGTAGTTCCCATCATTGAAATCGTAGTTTTTTGCATATGACTCAAGCTTTCACTAAGATCATATGTTATGTCTGAATCATATTTAATATCACTTGTCTCAGGCATAATAAGAAGTTCTTTAATAACGCCCGTTTCATAAATGATTCCTTCAAGACCAATAAGATCTTTATTAATCAGTTCAGAAGAAGGTACCATGATTTCGGCAGAATCGTTATTAACCTTAATCGAAACTGTTATATCCCTATCTGCTTGTGCCGATGAATTATAAATTGCTAGAGGAATTAAGTGCATGCCTTCAAAGGTTTGAACGTAAGAATCTATGATGGAAATTTTTAGCATTGTGTAATCTAACTCTGTTATTTTTGAATGTTTATTTTTTTCATCTTTTGTCCCAATGTATTCATTAGACTGACCATACAAAACAGCAGTTTTTAGTTTGAGCTCCCCTAAATAAAAGAAATCATCACATAACGCAATGTCAAACCAGTCTTTTGCTTTACTAATCATATGGTCTTTAGATTCCTCTTCAACTACTACTGGCGTAGGTGATCCGAACGCCTTAATTAGTTCATTATTAAATTTGGGAAGTTTTACTCCATTTGGAAGTATAATTTGTTTTTCCTCATTTTTTTCAACTGTTTGAGGCTTAGATTCCAATTCTTCTGGCGGAACAAGATTTATTTTTTCAACTTCCTCGATCAAATTTTCACATATTGAAAGCAGTCTCTTTCGTACTTCTTTATACCCCTCTGAACTTTTAACCTCCAAGGGCATTAGTTGCTTAGATATGCTTTTCATTTCAAAATCGTATTTACCAACTATTAGGTTTGTAAGACCATCTTTCACTCTTTTCCCATTCTCTTGTATGTTCATTACAGTAGCTGCAATAATTTCTCTTAATCTCTTTTTAACTACGGACTTCTCTTCATTTTTTAGAGAATATGGAGTTAATCTCCTTTGTCTTATATCAAAAGGCAACTCCTCAATCTCACCAAAATCTGTATTTAAAATACAGATAACATTTTCCCACCCCAGCGAACGAGCTGCATACCCTAATTCTAGGAGCACATTGGGATTAGGAGATGTTTTCATTGCATCAGTAGGATCCCCGTTTTCATCAATAGAGTAGTATTTATTGATAATACTTACATCGGCAACAAATATGTCACACTCATCGATTTTGGAAAAAATCGTTTGCGTGATATCAGGTGTACCAAATTCTCCCTTAGTATCCCTGTCAGCAATTATTTCTATAGTATTTCTCATCGCCTTTACCGCTGCATCAACACTATCTTGTATCAAATTTCTAGTTTGGCTTCCTGGTAAATCAGATTGCCATGAGTAAAATATTTTTATTTCAGATGAACCCATCAAACCGTCCTCCTTTTTTTTATTAATCTACTGAGCATCAATTCTTTTTTTTGATTCTACAACTGGAATAGTCAACTTATATTGAAATTTAACAAAATAAATAAAAGCCTCTGCACACTCTTGTAATACAGAATCCAATTCTTCCCTAATAGGATGACCCACATTAATATCTAAAATATTAGGTTCCTTCACTGATACCGATGCGTAGAATGCCTTTTCGGAATAATGAATATACCCTGAAGCAGCTTTATACACAGAATCAAACCTCTTGTCAATTTTAGACAATTCTTTCCTAAGGTAGAAGTCCGTCATCTGATTACCATCTTTAGCCTTCATTTTATTTATTTGCTTTCCATCCCCATAAACACTTCGACTAATCTCAGACTGATTCTCGGCAACATAAAGAGCGTACGTTCTCAAACAATTATCTATCTGAACTCTCAA